CAGAAACAATCCGTTCAGCACGTAGACCAGTTCGTTCAGCAGCAGTTCGCAGACCAGTTCGTTCATCTGTAATTCGTCAGGAAGTTCTTAACAATCCTGCACGCAAGCCTGTAACTTCAGCAGCTCGCAGACCAGTTGTTGCAGACCCGGCACGCAGACCAAGCAGACCGGTTACATCTGCTCGCAGACCTGCTCCAACATCTCCTGTACGCAGACCAGTTGTATCTGCCGCACAGAGAGAAGCACTCAATGCAAAACGCCAGGCAAGACAGGCTATCCAGTCTGCTAACATTGCAAAGAGAAATGAAGCACAGTTGCGTTCTATGCACGAAGCTGAAGAACGACAGAGACTTTTCCAGAGTTCACAGCGTCAGATTTCCGAAGAAAAACAGGAAATCAAATCAAACAATTCTCGCAATGCTGAAACACTTGCTAAGATGTACGACCGTATGTTTTAGTTAAGGGAAATTAGGGGAAAATAGAGGAAATTTCCCCTAATTTTCAAGTATCTTATTGCGAAGGAGAAATAACATGATTCGTACAGACAATTATATTAAAACTCTGTCAGACAAAGGTCTGGTAGATGATGCCATAACACTCGAAAACGGATACGACATTCAGTATAAGGGAAACATTGTTTCTGTAAGACTGAATGATAAGGGTGGTGCCCTGATTTACAATCAGAAAAAGAATAACATAATGGAGATTCAGTCAGGTCGTCTTGATGAAGTCCTTCACCGTTATATCGTACAATCCCTTTTCGGTATCCAGTCAAAGAAGGGTATCAAAGATAATCAGTTTGACAATGTATTCTTTGTTCCAACAAAGGTTATTGGAAATTCTGTTATTCTTGAAGACCCTACTGGAAGAAAATGGAGTGTAAAAAATTCTACACCAAAAGCTGTTCTGTCTTATTATGAAGACGCAAGAATGGTAAACGCTGATGATGCAATGATTCTTCTTGACGGATTTTCTGCATACTCAATCCATGACAGAGAACCTGTAAAATCTTGCATTGATAATGATGTAGAACTCACATTGCTGAAATCTTCTGCAAATATTGATGATTATGCAGTAAGCCCACGCTCAGAATGTATCAATGACATTGGTAAAACAGTAGTCGGTGTATTCTGCTGCTCATCTAGCGACAAGGTAAATCTGATTAATTTTGAAGAAGACTCAAATAAGGTTTTTGCATTCAATTCACCTGCAAAGAGAAATATTACTTCAGGAACAATCCGCACAAAGAACCCTTATGCTATGAAGGGTAAGGAAGTTCTTAAATCAGCTGCCGGAAGAAAAGCTATCGGAAAGTATGTAGATACTAAATATCCTGACGGTTTGTGCCTTTCTGCTATGGAACAGGTAATTGCTTATGAGACACCTGAGATTCTTGTTTCTTCAAAAATGGATTGTAATCTTGAATACAAGAATACTTTCCAGAAATATCTCAAAAATGCTACAGATGTAAACTTTAGAATGGATTCAAATAAATCTGTTCTTTGTGAAATCTGCAACAGTATGAGCGTAGCAAAATTCCGTATGATTCCTGATTTGTCAGAAATCAGAAACTCACTCAAGAAGGAAGGCTATTTGCTTAGCGAACTTGAAAACGGACTTTCATTCCACATTGAAGACCCTGCAATTGCTTGTATCGTAAGCAACTGTATGAACTTTGTTCCTGTATCAGAAGAACCTCTGAACAGAACAAACAAGGTTGGAAAGGTTATCGGTTCTGAATGTAAGAGAACTCTTGCAGAGTATGGAATTGATGACCAGAAAGGTGTATTCAGTTCTATTACACAGGTTATTGTAAACTAAAATCATCTAAAGATTTTGTTTCATTATTTTGCTCCGGACCACAGATTACTCACATAATTTGTGGTCTTTTTTTATTTTTTTTTCTTGACTTATATTTTACTATCCATTATAATCAATTACAGAAAGGTTGAAAAAGAACTTTCTAAGGAGCAAATTATGATTAAATATGAAAACCAGGAAGCAAAATTCGTAGGTTGTGTTTATTATCTTGGTGAACACAACGGTTATTATGACAGCGACTTCTATGCTAACTACCTTGATTTTGAAAATGGAACTCTCGGTTACGAAGAGTATGACACAACACGCTTTGGTGGAGGCGGATATGCTACAAAAGACCTTTCTTTTGAAAAACTCAATGAATGGTGGTCTTCTAAGGCAAAGTCTGTAAGAACAAATATTGTAAAAGAAGATTTACTCCGCTGGGCTAATGAAGTATCACGTGGAAAGCGTGTTGTTGTTTCTCGTGGAAGAAAAGTTCCACATGGAATTGAAGGCGAAGTATTCTGGCTTAAAGAAGTAAACTACGACCCTTATAACAGACCATGGGGAAAAGAAACAAGAATCGGTATCAAAGATGATAATGGCAATGTTTACTGGACTTATGCCAAGAACGTTGACGTAATCGCTCCGGAACAGTTTGTTACTGAAGAACTTATTCAGGCTAAACTCAAGAGTTTTTATGATTCTCTCTTTGATATTGCAGCAGACCTTCGTAAAGATGAAGATAAAGAATCTTTGAAGAAAGAATATTATCAGTTCTAAGGAGAAACAAAATGAAAATCTATGTAAGTGATATTGGTGATGATAGTGTAGGTATTCAGGAACTTATTGTAGCAACTCTGGATATACATGAAAGTATGGTAGAGGTTCTTGAAGATGAAAAGGAAATGGACAACTTCAAGAAAGAGTTTATGGCACTTATTGATAAATACTGCCAGCCGGAAGTTGCTTATGATGTTTATTCTGATAAAGATTTAGAGGAAGAAGCTAGGTGGGAAGAAGAATACAAAAGAGAATTACTGAAAGGTATTCAGGTAGATAAAGAGATAGCAGAGTATTGTGCAGGTGATGTTAGGGCTACAAAGGAAATGTATAAGAATAAACCTAACATTCAGACACCTACTGGTGAAGCAGAACATTCTGAAAAACCAAGTGTTGTTGATGTACTTAGCGGTAAAGTTGATATACCTAGTGGTAAAATTGTAAATGTTATTGGTGCAAAGACAGGGAGATAAAATTATGAAGAAATTAATTTGTTTATTGATGTTATTGCTTACATCAGCTTTTGTATTTGGTGCAACAATATGGCTACCAGATGTAACAAAGAAGAATCCAAATAGTGAATGGATAAAGTATACGGATGTTGATAATTGGCGGATTAATACTTCTACAGGAGTATTGACATTTTCGTATGGTTATAAACGATATCATTCTACTGTTTATGTAATTGAGGAATAGAATCATGATAACTGCAACCAAAGGTTATTTTTGTCCAACCTGTAACAAGGAACTGAAATATGACGAGTTATGTGCAATCGTAGGTCATTTCCAAATGTCCTGTAAATATTGTCATACGGATATTGAAAAGTTTTATAAAGATATTAAGTATGAGGAGATAAAATATGAACATTCCAACAGGTAAAATCGTAAATGTGGTTGGTGATAAAAATCCAATAACAGATATGAATCCGGGACGATACGAATTGTTATACAATGAAATTGCTCAGGATTATGCAAAACGTCATAACGCACCTTATGTACATATTTTCAGAGATGGAAAACTTGTTGCAACAATTGCTCGAAAGGAGAAGAAGTAATGAATAGAAGACAGTATAAAAAATTTTGGATTAAAGCAAGAATCACTTGGATTTGCGATAGATATGGAACTGTAGAACGAGGTTATCTTGCTGATTATTTTATTTCTGAACCGAATGATTGGCGAAGAGTTAGAAAAATGCTTAGACAGAGAAAGAACTATAGAATTTTGTACATGTTGAACAAGGATGTGAAGAACCAGTATAAACATCCAAGTTATAAGAAAGAAACATCTGATGATATTTGTTTTACGATTCGAAACTCCTGTTTCATTCGTTATTATAAATGCAAAGACATTATTCTAAAAGCAAGTTCAGAGTTTTCATTGCATAATCTGGGTTGGGTGGAGGAAAAATAATTGATAAGACACTTGGTTGTACTTATTGTGATAAGTGGGAAGATAGAAAATTAAATAAACCATAAAATTCCTATATTTCATTATATATTTATAATAGGAGTATAGGAATTTAATTATGGCTAAAAATGATTCAAGACAGACTTTACCGGCAAGAGTAAAACACTTTATTTTTCCTGAACAGGAAGAAGAACTCTTTAACAAAGTAGAGGATTTCAATAATTATCCTAATTATGCTGTAAATAACAGCATGACAAAATCAATACTCAATTCTCTCAAAGACGTATCAGCAATGAATGACGACCCTATCTGTAGTGCAGCAGTAAAATGTGTTATGCAGACAGCTTTTCAGTCAAATGCCCAGAATAAACTGTTTGAATTGAATACGCCTTATGAAGTAATTCAGCAGGAACTTGACGCATTCCACGAACAGATAAACGCAGATAACTTTATCCTTACAGACGGATATAATAATCTGTTATGGGGTCAGCTCCCTTGGAAACATATTTACAACGAAGACGGTGTACTTGAGAGAGTTGTACCTATTCCTGATTTTACAAGTATCACTCCGGTAATTATTTCCGGTAAAATTATCGGCTTTATGAATGAGAAGGGAGATTTTGTTCCTTCTTATGAATATACTTACAGCCAGCTTGAATATTATAAAAACCTTGGTGGAAATACCCAGAATACATTCATGACAGTTGGTGGTGGAAATAGCAATTCAGATGATAATCAGTTCCAGAATGAGTTTACCTATGCAAACAGTTATCTTGGAGCAGCAAGTAAACCCTGGCGAAACGTAAACATAATTGAAGACGCATTACTCCTTAACCGTATGGACCAGAGTAATTATTACAGAATTATATCTGTAAATGTTGGTGGTCAGGTTTACAGTAAATCAGCAATTGCAGTACTGAATTATTATCGTAACCTGTTTAAGAAAGTAAGACGTGTATCTTATGATTCTGATGGAATGAGCAGTCGTGGTAACGGTCAGAACTTTGAGGTAATTATTCCGCAGACACAGAATCAGGGTGTAAGTATTCAGAATGTTGGCGGCGAAGTTGATGTAAAGTCACTTAAAGACCTTGACGTTCAGTATCAGAAATTATTCAGTGCCTTGCAGATTCAGCCAAGTATGATTGGATTCTCTTCAGATACACCAAGCTCGCTTGGAGATAGTGCAGCAGTTACATGGGATAAACGATTTGCCAAGGTGTGTAAGGCTGTTTCATTCTCAGCTTTCAATGCCCTTAAAAATATTGATTACCTTCATCTCCGTTCATTGGGTTATAATGTTACCAAAGATGACTGGTCTTATCTCACAGTATCTCAGACAATGCTTGAAGACCAGGATAAAGGTGAAACCCTTAAACTTGCTGTAGAAAACCTTAAAGAAATTACAGAGTCATTAAACAATATGAATACTGAATATAATAAGAAATATCTTGTAAAGGCCCTTTTAGGTGACGCTCTTGCCAACTATGGTATTGATTCTGAAAAACTTATGGAAGCTGAGAAAGACCTTGGTGTTCCTGAAGACGGACAGATGATGATTGGAACTTCTTTCCGTAAAGATAAGTTCAATTCGTTCCAGAAAGAAATTCTTGAAGAAGATGCACGTGTTATGGTTATGAATGGTATCTTTGAAAAGAAAGAGGCCAAAGAAATTGTATCGGCTATGGTTAAAGACGGGGATTCAATAATCAAAGAAGTAAGCAATCCTGTAACCCTTAAACAGGTATATTCTTCTTTTGCTGTAAAACGCAATGCTCCTATGGATTTATCTAATTTTGTCATAATGGAAGATAAGAAGAATATCCAGAAAGATTATATTGATAGTTCAAAACATCTTGAAGGTGAAGGTGTCAATTTCAAATTCCCTATCTACTGTACCAAGAATATGGAAATTACAGCCGGTGATTTGGATTTGGAATCTATTTCTTATGTCAATAATCTTTATATTGATGAATGTGGAAATCACCACCTTACAAGTAAAGCCGACGTATGTACCTATCTGTATAATTACATGAATGGTGCCCTTGATAATTATTGTGCAAATGTATGGAGAAAATAGAATATGGATATAGAAACAATACAGAGTGTAACTGAAGAATTCACAAAACGATTGCAGCTCCCTGAAAGTCGCTACGATTTTGTAATTACAACCAATAGTGAAACCGTAGAACTTTTGATAAATGTAGATGGTTCTGTAGGCAGCTCGCTTTCAATTGGTAATGGTTCAATTAAAGTAATTTATAACAATGATTACAATAGTGATGAATATGTTGCAATTCAGTTTCTCACACCTATTAGCCTTATTTATTATCTGTTGGTTTTCTTTTACAAGACAGTTCTTGAAGTAACTACTCTTACTTTTAATGAGCTTCTTTCTGTAGTCCTGCTTGAAGATATCAACGACTGGAAAGACCTGGTTTATGCTCTCTGTGAAAATTTAAGTTTACAATGTGATATATCTGAAAATCCACATGAGGAAGATTATGTGACCATTGAAGGTATGAAACTTCATTTCAGCGGATTCATTAATCAGATTACTATCAACGATATTGAAATCAAACTTCCCGACCACGAATATACGACAGTTGTTGAAGCAATGTTTAAATGTGTAGAGTATGTTGCAAATATTCTTGATGTTGCTGACAATATGTTTGTTGTAGAAGAACCTGAAGACAACGTTATGGAAGGTGAAATGGCTGAAGATGAAACGGGTGGTATGCCTTCTGGTGGTGGAGATATGGATGTTGATGTTGATATGGATATGGGTGGAGAAGAAACTATGGAAGAACCTGAACCTGTAGAACCTGTGGAAAATGAAGATTTCACTGAACCGCAGGGACCCGTAATAACTATGGATGATTTGCTTTAATAAAAATTATATATTTTCTTATGAAGAACTATATTTACAGTAACCGATTTTTCGGTATGACAGGAAATTACAATCTTTCCGAACTCGCTCAATATATGGCAGTTTTCTATTTTGATATGAGGACTGTTCATTTTCATACTCAGGGATATAACTTCCTTGAACTTCATGAATATGCTCAGGAATTGTATGAACAGGCTGAAGAGTATTATGATGATTTGGTTGAGACCGCAATCTCATTTAATGAAATGGTGCAGCCAATGTTCGTTACTCCAGGTGATTGTCCACCTGTAACTGATGTGGTAAATATGACTCCTACAGATACAATCGGAGTAATGCTGAATGGAGTAAGAACTGTATATGATTATTTAGAATCAATAACAAAGGAAGTCTATCCTTCTTTTGTATATTCTAAAATAGATTCTATGCTTGAATATTTGGACAAGCAAAACTATAAGTTAACTCAAATGTCAAAGGAGATATAAGTTATGGATGATATTATTTTTAAGGCAACTACTCGTGGTGGTAGAAACTTTATAGAAGTTACAGATACTGGCACAGATACTGATAGATATATGATTAAACAGGATGGTGCTGTTGATTATGCAAATACCATCAGAGAAGTTTTAGCATATCTTGTTAAACAAAGTGGGTGGAAAGAAGGAACTTTTGATAAGATTGAAATTGATACAGACCATATTGGCGAACAATATCTGACAATCCTGAAAATGATTAATAAAGAATTTGGATTCCTTTATAAATCTCCAAAAGGTTCCCCAGAACGGCAGTATTATTTCGACATTATTCGTTTCATTGTTCAGAATATAAAGAATGGTACAGATATGGCTATCGAAGATATGATATGGAAAGCCAAAGATGCTTTGGAGAGAAAAGGAATTCACTCTTCACGACAGATTAAATCATCACAGAAAGGAATGGAGAATGTAGCAGAAGGAACTCGATATGATGATTACTATATCGATACAAGAGGTATGGGAATCCTTGATGTTGAAAATATCATTGAAGAGATAGAAGGTCGTGGAAATCAGGCTGTTCTTACAGTACAGACTTCAGATGGTTCTACAAATCATTCTCAGTTTGGTTCTAAGGATTGGAAAGAGTATAAAGATTCTGTAAATGATGCCGGAAACGCAATTACTGATGTTTGGGTTACAGAAGTTGAAGGTGGCTCTTATGTTCGTAATTCTCGCAGACTTGTAAAATCATCAGTAAGGTGGTCTAATGATGATTATATTGTTGAAACATTCGAAGAATACGGTAATGGTGAATTCTATGTTTCTGATAAAGACACAGACGGTAAGAGATTTTGTAAAAAATTTTGGTCTGAAAAGGATGCTGTAGAATGGGCTAAAAATAATCCGCTTAAAAAAGTAAACTCTTCACGACAGATTAAATCAGCTCGCTATATTGCAACAGACCCGGAAAGTGGAGAAGTTCTTGGCTCGGCAGATACTTATGAAGAAGCTGTAAATGAATGGGGTGAGGATGTAACTATTATTGATTCAGAAGCAGCTGAAGGACAGGAAGATATGGAATTGTTCCAGTCTCGCAAAATCACTTCAGCAGTAGATGGTGGCTGGGAAGTTCGTTCTTCTGATGTTCCTGAAGCCCTTGACCTATTTGTAGAATATTTTGGTGAAGAAGATGCTCTTGAAGAAATTGCAAAAGCAATGGGAGATGATGTTCTTCAGGAGAATATCGAATGGATTGCCCAGCAGTGGGGATTTGGTGAAGAAATTGAAGGTCTTGATGTTTGGGAACAGTATGAAACAGCAAAAGAATACATGGGTGTTTCTGAACTTTTCAATAATCTCACTCAGGCTGCCGGATACGATGAACTTGCAGCAGACCTTGCTTTCATTTTCCGTATGAACGATTTCCGTGAATGGGATAAATATGATAATGAAGATGAGGATAATGAAGAGTGGGAAGATGATGAAGAAATCGAATCTTCTCTTCAGAATTCATTCCCTGTAAAAACAGTCAAGAATATCATGTCAGGTGTATGGACCGAAGAACGAGCTGCACAGAATATCGCTGAAAAGCAGAATATCAATGTAGGTTATGCAAGACAGATTCTTTCTTCATGGATTGAACAGTACAAACCAAAACTGATTAAATCAGGCGTTCTCGATGTTGCCGAAGACATTGATACAGAGTTTGATATTGACGGAGACCTTGAATCCTGGGCTGAACAGTATACAAACCCTGAAGGAAAATCAAACAGTGTTGGTGGTGAAATGGTAAGGGCAGCAATGCAGATTATCTATCGTTACAACAATGACGGTGATATGATTGGCTGTGGTTATGGAAATGAAACTGTAAATGCCGCTGCCCGTTACATTACTGAAAAAGCTGAAATGGGTGTAAACGAACAGATTCAGAAATGGCTTGACCATGAAGAACGTGCTGATGATTATGACTATGACAACTTCATAGAAACATTCACTACAGAGATTGAACAGATTCTTCGTGAAAACCCTGAACTCTTCCAGGAACCAAATAACGATGATTATTGGGATTGGAAGGAAGATGAAGATATGGACTATGGTTTTGACGAATGTTATCTCGATGATGGCGACGGTAATCAATACTGGTTCCAGTTAGATAATGACCGCTGGACATGTACAGGAATTGAACTCGACCCTAATGCTGTAACTTACAGTGAAGGTGATACAATTAACGAAGGCGATGAATATTCAGATGAAATTGACCGTACTGAAGAATTCGGTTCTTTTGAAGCAGATGGATTTATCTATGAATATGCCGGAGATGATTGGGATGATGAACGTGAAGAGTACACTTCTTGGCAAATTACAAAAGTTGTTCCAGAAGACCCTTACTGTGATGAAGGTGATACGCTTGATTTCTATGACCTTGAGCCAGATGAACTTTCAGGTTTCAGATTGTTTGACAACAATGGAAATGAAATTGACGAGCGTACATTCCTTGCAAGCAGCTTGATTAAATCGGCTTTCTTTGCAGGAGACGAAGGTGAAGTAATCATTGAAATCAACGATAATGGTAAATGGGAATTTGTAAGTCTTGATAATACTCCTCAGGGTTGGTCTACCAAAAAGAACGCTAAGGTATTCAAGAGTGAAGATGCTGCAAGAAGTTCAGCACTTATGAAAAAACTTGAACAGGCAGGATATTCTGAAGATGTTGGAAATCTCAGAATTTCAGTTCGTTAGTCGTTTTCTTCATTAAACCAAATATCATTAATATCGTCTCTCGTAAACGGGAGACGATATTTTTTTGCCAACTGATATGCCTGTTCTTTATTTAATCCTGATGTATACATTCTATGTCCAATAAAAGAATAAAACATTTTTTCACGATATTCGTTTACATGACCTTTGAAGAGCAGAACTGACTTTTTATTCTCTTTTACAAAATGATAGAACTGTCCATCACTAACCCAATAGAAATGAAATTTACCACCATTGATTTGTGGTGGATAGAGATAAATCTTTACGTTTCTTGGGTCTTTGAGTTTTGCCTTAATTGCTTCAAATAAACAGTTACTAATCATAATTTGCTCCTTACTTACGATTATAACAGATAATAAAAGAAATAGTCAAGAAAAATCTCTAAAATCCCATAAGATTTTTATATTTGCAATAAAACTCCATAACATTATCATAAAATGAACTGAGACCTGCAAATTGCTGAACTACAGTTTTTGGAACAGGGAGTCCGCTCTTCTCAATATCCATAAGCATTTTAGTATCTTCCTGAATATCAGATAACAATTCAGCAGCACATTCTTCAAACTTCTCTTTTGTGGTTGCATCAAAAACATTCAGCTTATGAAAAGTATAAGTTTTAATCCTACCTTTTGCATAGTTCATAAGTTCTTCATTAGTCATAAAACACCTCTGATTAATTATATATTTTATTATGGAAAACGAAGATAAATGGACATTGCTTGCTTCAATTATGCCTAATGGTATAGACGTTAAAGAAACGTCAGAAGGTGAATGCGAAATAAGCAATGGTGAAAACACCATAAAAGTAATCGACAATGGTTCATCTTATGTGATTGGTGACAGAAGTATTTCTTTTGAAGATACCGAACCGGAAATTATTAATACTTTGTTGTTACCTTTCATTATGCAGGAACTTGATGGACAGCGGAGATTTTAATGAAGAATATAAAATTGAAAGAGCCTATATATTCATTTACAATCCAGGAATTACTCGATAACAGGGATGGAAATTTTATTCATCATGACCAGCATACTAGAGAATTGGAATCTCCTGTCTTGGAATATTGCTATGCCAATACAGCAAAATTTAAAATAAAGTCTTCCAAGTTTGGACAGAAAGTAAAACTCAAGGATGGACAAACAGGAACAAACAGAACATGGTATAACGTATATGTTCTGTTTGAAGATTTTTATTGCATTGGAAAAGATAAAGATATTGATTTTGAAGATGCCATAGACTATGCAATTAATTACGGTGATATTCACATCCGCTGTAATTGTCCTGCTGAACTTTATTTTGGTTATCGATTTCTCGGAACAGAAATGAAATATCTTTATGGTATTCCAAGAGAAAAACGTTTCCCTAAAATAAGAAACCCTGAACTCAAAGGAACTATATGTAAACATGAAGACGCTGTACTTCAGTTCATTCTTCGTAACAAAGATTTACTAGCCAAAATGTTTGCAGCATATTACAACCGTCTTAATGATGGTCAGTCTATTTATGCCGTAAATCCACAGGGAACAACAATTACTATCGGAAAAAAGAATGAAGATGGTGATGTGTTCTTTGAACGCTTACAGGAGGAGATACCAGAAGAAGAACAGGAAATTGAAGAAACACCTGAAACTGAAGAAGTTGTGGAAGAGGATAATGTTGAAGAAGGTGAGATTGGAAGTCCCGATGACTGGTGGGATTCTGAAGGTGAGGTAGAAGAATTATGAGTATAGAGAATCTCCTTGCATACGAACAATATATCAATTACATGGATAAGCAGCTTGAAATCTGGGCACAGCCTTGTACAATCTTCAGCCCAGAAAGAAAAATAGCTCTCGGTTATGAAGACACTAATTATTCAGAAATTGATAAGATGAATACCGACGTTGTTCTTGGAAATAAATACCACAAAACTCAGGGTAGAATCTGGATAAACTTCACGGTATCAAAATCAGTTTTCTATCATTTCAATTGGTTCCCAGATGAAGGTGAAGAATTGTGTTCAGCTTACATAAACTCAGACAGTCCAGTAAATGAACACGATTACATTGTTACTGCCATTCCTGAAGCAACAAGTGTCTGGGGAACAATGTACTTTGAAGTGCGTAAGATTCTTGATGATGGTCTGGCTCAGGTGCTCAAAAGAACCTATATGCTCAAACCTGTAAATAATGCCGATTTGCAGAGGGAATTATCCTTCTAAATCTTTGCTATAACCCACCCAGGATTGATTCTGACGCACTTTATAAATTAAATTGACAAATATCATTACCACAACCCAAAAGTGCTCTCAAAACGAATATATCAGCGTTTTGAAGACTTCTTTACAACCACTATTTTCTTCCGGCCATAGTTATTTTCATAAGAATTTACAGCTTTCTGATATGCCTGTTTATCAATCTTCTCTGACATTTTATCAATCTGATTTGCTGACTGATACACCTTATTTTCAGATACAGATAATGCTTTCTTGAGTTTATTGATATAAAGCCGCTGATTACTTATTTTCTTTCCCAAATGATTTATCTCACCTTTAAGTTCATAAATCGTATCGTTTTTATTTTTGGTAAGGATTTCACCGATTGCATATAATTTCATTTTAGCACTATCTGATGTATTTAATATTTTTCCAATCAGTTCAATGGTCTGCTCAGGATTATTCAAATCTATATTCTGTTTCAATAATTCCTTTGATTCATAAATTTCTTCAGTCATAATTAAATGCTCCTTCAAGATAATATTAGAATTATTTTTAATTTCACTAAAAACTATGAAAAGTGTAAACCCCTATATGAATTAATATACGGTATTATACGTTAAATTTCTTAAAATATAGATTTTATATTGTTATAATGTATTTTATCTGATATAAAATATTAAAATATTTGAAAAATTAAATAATTCTAATATTAAATATATGACATCTTTGTGTAGAAAAATAAAAATGCAATATGCCTGGATTACAGACCCTTTTAATACAGTAAAAGACCCTGATATTATCGGTGACGGGGAAGTATATCCGGTACATTCTGAAAAACTTACAGAAGCAATACAGCATACTATCCTTCTTAAAGAAAATAAACGCAGCTTACCCATGAGAGTATTGAGCTGCAATGTACAAAGACCGTCAGATAATGATTTCAGAAGTTTACTTGGAATATATTACAAATACAGAGCTTTTATGCTTATTGAATGTGGTAAAAGTTCAATGAGAAAAGACTGTGTTGTTGCCGATATTGATGAAAATATTGATACTCAGACATTTTTTAATAAACTTAAAGAAATTGAAAATATTCCCGAATGTGTCTGTACGAGAAATAAAGTAAACGGGCACTGGCAGATACAGTTTTATCTTAGAAATCCGGTTTATGTAAAGAGAATTGATTTTTCTGAAAAGAATGAAAATGGAAAAATGATACCCTGTGTAAAGCGGGATGAAAGCCAGCATTATTTATACATAAGGACTGTAAAAAGATTTGCGGCTTATTTTAAAAAGGTATTTGGTGGGGCAGATATAAACTATCAGGGAACTATGTGCAGAAATCCATATTATCCTGCCCAGGAAAGTTATGTTTTTAAGCATGGAAGGTTTGTTTCATTACATTCAGAACGTACATTTGGTGTAAATTTCTCAGACCTGGTTGATTTCCTTGATGATAAGAAAGTTATTTTAAGAAAAAATATAAATCTTGATGTAGATATCATTGCAGAAAAAGAAGTATCACGTCATAAACTGACAATGGTTTATGCAAGAAAATGGATGTGGAACTGTATGAGAAATGGCAAAGTTCCGTCTGAAAATGAACTTGCGGATTACCTTATCGAGAGCAAATATGAGATTGCCGAGAAATGTAATAAAGAACCGCACAGTGATAAAGAGATTCTTTCACAGGTTAATTCGCTTTATAACTGGTGTGTGATTAATTTTCATGAAAAGAATCTTGGTAATCAGTGGAAAAGCTCTGTCTACTGGAACAGAAATCAAAGAGCTGCAAAGATAAAGTATGTAAAAAAGATTAAGAAAGAAGTTCTTGCAATGCTTGGCAGCGGAGAATCCATTTCAGGTATTGCATCATGGTTCGGAGTGAGCCGTGTAACAATGTACAGTTATATGGCAATCATATATGCCATAGACCTTGTAAAGACAAGAAACCATTTTGAAAAATCAGAAATAAAATTTATGGTATGCAAATCCTGGGATGAAATAATTGCCGAGGTTTGCGATATAATCAAGAAACTTAAAATGAAATGTGGTGAATCTAAGATTAAGTGGAAGGACCTTAATTATGATTTGCATATAAATGATTATGAGAATGTTGCGAGATGTGATTTGCTTTCTCTTGATGGAAATTATAATCTTGAAAAGAGATATGAAATCATTCATGCAGCTTAAAGAATGCCGGTCCATAGTGGCCGGCTGAAAATTCTAAATTTTCTAAAGAAGAAACGACAGAGTTCTGCTAGCTCTTTAGTCTAGCAGATGAATGTCGAAAATACTTTACAAACATTGTTAAATATGTTATTTTTCTAATAAGAAATTAAAGCTTTAGTAGAAGTTATGACTAAGAATGAGAAAATTAAACAATCTATTTTAGAAACTCATGAGAAACGAAAATCTCAAATATTGAAAGTGTTTGAGTTAAAAGTAGATTGCCATCATACTTCTAAAGAAACATTTCAGAAATTAGCAGATATTTTCAAACAGGCCAAATGGGTTACTAATGATATAATTGCCAGTAAAGATATATTTGCTTATAAATATAATGAACATAGAACGGTTATTAATTTTGATAAAGACAGGAACAAAGTTGAACGTCAAATAACCATGAATACCGTACTTCATCAAAGTATTGTAAATGAAGTTAAGCAATCTATTATAAATCTTTCTAAATCTAAAAAGAAAGGTAATACGGTTGGTAAATTAAAATTCAAATCTGAAGTTAATAGAATCCCAATTCGTACTGGTACTATTCAAATTAAATCATCAAAAGTGGTGGGAATATCTGGGTTCAAAAGATTAAGTGTATATGGACTTGAACAGTTTATAAATATTCCAGATTATGAAGTAGCAAACGCAAATCTTGTTCGTAGAGCAAGTGGATATTATATTATGGTTACAGTTTTCTTTCCTAAGAATAATTCAGGTAAGAAAATCAAAAATAAATCGGTTGGTCTTGATTTTGGTATCAAGACCGCTATAACAACTTCTGACGGAGATTTCTTTGATTGCAATAAGCAAGAAACTGAATACTTGAAGTATCTTATGAAACAGTTACATAAGAAACAAAAAGGTTCTAAGCGTTATTGGAAATTAAGAAATCAGATTCAGAAGGAGTATGAACACATCTCAAATCAAAAGAGAGATATTGCAAATAAAATTGTAGCAAAACTTCTTAAAGAGAATGACGTGATTTATTTCCAAGATGAACAGGTTGCTAACTGGAAAAAGAAAAAACATTCTGAGAAATTGGACAATTCTAATATTAAAAGTAAGAAGAAGTGTGGATATTCTTTTGGAAGACAAGTGCAGAGTTCCTGTCTAGGTAGAGTAAAATCAAAACTTGAATTACTTGAAAAACAAGATAAAATATTTAAGATTTCCAAATGGATGCCAACTACAAAATTCTGTCCAAATTGTGGGTGCATAAATACACTCACTTTGGCAGATAGGACCTTTGTTTGTGATTGTGGATATTCTTGTGATAGAGATGTTCATGCAGCAAAGAATGTAAAATTATTTGGCTCGATAAAGAGAGCTGAGTGCTTGGAACAAGCCTCCGCTGAGATATCTGCCCCTACAAGAAAGACTGTCAATCAGTTATTCTTGCAAGCAGAATCTGTGAAGCGAAAACAAGAAACTGCCAAATCTTTAGTTCGGCAGTAGTTCATTATATTAAGTATGAACAGTCCACTTTTTGATGAGGAAATAAAATACGACCCTCACGTTACATCGATTATAAACCAGATGCTTATGCACCTTAAAAACAATAATCCGAAACCTGAGAGTCCGGTATATGCAAGAAATGCAGCTTTTATTAAGGAACTGTATGACGGAACTTTTCTTCGTCATAATTTTGTATATTCCAGAATTAATCAGTACAATATGGAAAATGTAAACGAGAGTGTTAAAAGTGTTAGAGGTTCCTGGGGTAAAGTCAGAACTATCGTGCTGAATTCCCTTGAACATTATGAACTTGCCAAGAGTAAGGACCGAATGCCATTCAACAAAAAATTTGTTGAAGATATTTCTTTTGCGAATTTCTTTGAAGGTTCTGTCAGATTTAATACTGACGGAATTTTTGACAGTAATTTTATGAAGTTTGTAAATGAACCTAAAATGTCACATGATTATAATTCATCAATTACTATTTCTAAAATAAAAGATAACGTGATGCCTTTATTTGTTGATGAAGCAGAATCATTCTGCAAGAAATATTTTAAGACCATTCCACAGAAACTTTCATTCTGGTATGAAATGGAAGACTGGACCAGATGGCTGCGGTTATTCCATAAAACCTTTCCGAATGTTTATGGTGAGTTTATATCTTCCTGTGAAGATGGAAATCCATTTAAGGATTTTAAGAAATTTCTGATTGACCGCCTGAAATGGAAAGAGGGAGAGAATCCTATAATCAATGTTTACTATTTCAAGCTGACAAGATTTGATGGTGAAAGACTTGACGGTATGTTTAAGGAATGGCTCAGGTCGGGAATTGATAAGAACAAGTTTAATGTTCTTAAAACACTTCCAAAGAGCATAGACAGTTATTATACGGATGAATCATTTTCTAAGCCTGTTGAAAAGGTTGAGAAGAAAGTTGTGGATATTGAAGATATACCAATTTTTTAGGCTTTACAAAGAATCTAATTTGTGTAATAATATTTCTTGCAAGAGTCACTAACTTGCATATATTATTCGTCTAATATTAAAGAGCCTTTGTTTGAGGGAATTATAACCATTCTGTAGACGAGATGGTTTTCGGAGTAGTGACCGAAGTTCCTTCAGACAAGGGCTTTTTTCTTTGTAAGGGGAATTTATGACTAAAAGAGAAGAAGATTTGATTTATATTTATTCTATGGCAAATAGAAGACCTTATCAGACAGGTCTTCCTGTAAATATCTGGATTGATGAGAAACAGGGATATAAAGATGCTGGACATTGGAAACGAATAAAGTTTCAACTCAATCATGGTTCAAGAATAGTTAATCAACCGGAAGCATCTATGGATTTGAATGGAAATGTTATTGCAGATACTTATGATAAAACAGTTTCCGAAATATCTAAAAGAGAAATTCGTGAAGTCTCTAACTTTGTAAAGAATAATCAATATGCCCTTGAAAGAGTTGCTGATGGTGATATTTTTATGGACCAATTTGATGATATTATGATTAAGGGTGGAAAACCGGCAAGTAAAGAACAGATAGAAGAACAGAAAATTATGGTAGACCAGTTTATTGAGTGGAATGATTAATTTTTGAAAATCTAAATAATTCTAAAATTATAATATATGAAACGAGAAGTTATTGAAAACACAAACGAGAAAGACTTTGTTGCAAGTCTTATTATGTCTGACAAATGCTGCCAGATACTTTTGGAGCATGTAAAACCTACCTACTTTGATTGTGATTATTCAAGGGTAATTGTTTCCTGGATAAATGATTATTATAAGAAATTTAAGGTAAGCCCAAAGAAAGATATTACATCTGTTTACAAAATGAGATGTGATGAAATTGCAGATGAAGCTTTAAAAGACCTTGTTTATAATTATCTTAAAAACATTGCAGAGTCTGACATAAATATCAATAATGAAGATTACCTTGTTGATAAGGGAAAAGATTTTGTAGATTATAAAGCCCTTCAGGAATATACCGAGAACCTTCAGGCATGTCTCGATACGAGAGATATGAATAAAGCCCGTAAGGTTCAGCAGAAGTTTAACAAGGTCTCCGTTGCTGAAACAAATGAAGTTGCTTTGCTTGATAAAGAAGCTGTAAGTATTATTGAAAACGCTCTAAGGCAACAGGAAGAAGTCCTGTTTACAATGCCCGGAAAGATAAATGATGTTGTAGGTAATATTCACCGTAATGATTTTATTATGGTTATGGCCGGTGCTAAAAAAGGTAAATCGTGGTTTCTTCAGAAGTTTGGAACAGAAGGGTTAAAACAGAGATTAAATGTGACTATGGTTTGTCTTGAAATGACTCGTGAAGAAATGATTCAGCGTGTATGGAAAGAGCTGTTTGGTGCAAAATCTGGAATAATAAAACCTGGTATTTATGAATCATGCAGATTTGTTGAATGTCCTGACGAAAAGGGAAAATATAAAATCGAACTTTATGATGTGAAAGTAAAAGAGAATTCAGGTGAGAGTGTAAGTAAGTTGCAAAAGCAGCTTAAAGCATTGACTCAATATTGTGCAAATCTCAGAATTATCGCATATCCGGCTGGAACAGCATCCGTAATTGACATTTGTGATAGAGTAGAAGAACTTGCCGTAAAAGATAATTTTGTTACGGATGTTCTCATTATAGACTATGCTGATATTACTAAACCTATCAGCGGAGATAAAGAATTAAGAAACCAGTTGAATGCAATCAGCCAATATCTTCGTGGATTTGCTATGAAATTTCATTGTGCTGTAATTACTGCAACTCAGACAAACCGTTCCGGTTACAGTTCTTCAGTCGTAGACGTAAATGCAATTGCTGAAGATTATAGAAAAATTACGCATGTTACAAGTATGGTATCAATGGAGCAGACACCTAAGATGAAAAAGAATCATGTTATGCGTTTGAGAAACGTTGCTATGCGTAATGGTGAATCTGTAGATTGCTGCGTATTTCCGCAATGTCTTGGTTTAGGCCAGTTTATGTTTGGTGAGCCTGTTCTTGCAGAAAATCTTATTATGGAGAATGATGATGAAGAGTAAGGGAAAGAATTACGCAAATAGAAAACCTGATTCTAATATTAAAAGTAATGGCAAGAGTAGTGTATGATGGCTGTAGAATTGTTGTAGACGCAGCCAGACTTAATGTAGACAAATTAAACAAACTCGCAAAAGCATTTAATGCAGAATATCTTCCTGCATTAAATGCTTTTGCGTTTAACAGAACTATAAACAGTGTTCTTGAAATTGCTAAAATTGAAAATGCAATTTTTGATGAATCGTTTTTGAATCTCAAATCTAAAATCGACAAGGCTGTTCAAAAGAAACAGGATGAGATAGCAGCTTTGAATCTTCCTGAATGTATGTATCCTTTCCAGAAAGAAAGTGTATGGCAGATGTTGCGTATGACCGGCAATATCCTTCTTGCGTCGGACCAGGGAACTGGAAAGACTTGTATGACTATAGAATATCTGGCATGTGCTGCAAAACATATTGAGTGTTATCCTGTTGTCGTAGTATGTCCTGCAAGTTTGAAAACCAACTGGGCAGTGGAATTCAAGAAATGGAATCCGTCTGTAACTACATACGTTGTAAATGGCCGTACTTCCTATGAAGACCTTTATGTTCTCAATAGTGCTAAACAGGCAGATGTAGTCATAATCAATTACGATATTCTCGGTGTAGATGATAAGGAAGCTCAGAAAAGAGAAAAGGAAAGAATTAAGATTGCCAAAGAAAAAGGATACAGATATCGCAAAGCATTTATTCCTATTTCCGGTTGGGTAGATTATATCAATAAAGAAATCAAACCAGCCGTTTTAGTATGCGATGAGTGCCAGGCTATAGAATCATCAAAAACTGTACGAACAAGAGGTGTTACTCAAATTGCAGTAAATGAGAATATTCAGAAAGTTTTTCTTTCTGGAACACCTTTCGATACAAGGGTTGCACAGTTTTATAATGCCTGCCATTTACTTGCTCCTGATTTATTTCCGAAAGAATGGGATTTCAAACAGAGATATTGTGCTCCACGTTATAACGGATTTGGATGGGAATATAAAGGTGCCAGCAACATTCCTGAACTCAGAGAGAAACTATCAGGTATTATGATTCGTCATATCAAGGAAGAAGTGCTTTCACAGTTACCTGAGAAACAGAAGATACCAATTTATTTTGATATGGATAAGAATAGCCGCAAGGTCTATGACAGTATGGAGATGGAACTTGCTGAACAGGAAGAAGGAATACATCAGTTTGCCTATCTTGCTAAAATGAGGGAAGCTCTTGTAGATATTAAACTTGAAGCTGTTATACAATTTATAAAAGATATGCTTGAAGTTGAAGATAAACTCGTAGTGTTTACATTTCATAACAGAATGTATGATGAACTTATGAAAGTATTTGGTAAGCAGGCTGTGGGTATAAACGGTTCCGTACCAAGTGAGAAACGTCAGGAAATGGTGGATGCTTTTCAGAAAGATGAAAATGTAAAAATATTTGTCGGACAAACTCAGGCCGCAAGTACCGGAATTACATTGACTGCAAGTCATACAGTTATATTTACCGAATGGGCAAGTACAATTTCGCAGATGGAACAGGCTACAGACAGAATTCACAGAATAGGTCAAAAGGCTGAGAGATGTTTGATTTATTACCTGATTGTAAAAGACACAGTTGATGAAGACCCTTATTACAACCTGAGCGAGCATTATGCTGATATGAAAGCTGTTATGGATGGGAATACTGAAGCAACTTTCCTGGATATCAATGAATCTATGATAGCTAGAGTAAAGCAGCGAAAACTTATGAAAAATAAAAAGGGTGTTCAGATAGAATATGAATAATTTATATCATGGTGATTGTTTAATTGAAATGAATAAAATTGCTGATAAATCGGTTGATTTAATTTTATGCGATTTACCGTATGGAACAACTGCTTGCTCTTGGGATGTTATTATTCCATTCGATAAGTTATGGGAACAGTATAATAGAATTGTAAAACCAAATGGTGTAATTGTTTTGTTTGGCTCACAACCTTTCACAACATTACTTATATCTAGTAACATTAAGCATTTCAAAGAAGAATTGATTTGGTTAAAAAATAAACCTGCTAGTGGAATGAATTGTAATAAAAAACACATGAAAATACATGAACAAATAGAAGTATTTTCAAATTCAAATGATTATACGTACAATCCTCAAAAATGGTTAATTTCAGAAAAAGAATTTATTACTCAAAGGAAAACTTTTAAGGAAAATGAGTTCGTTGGAAATCAAATTTATGGTTCTACTCATAGAACTCGTAAAGTTGATAATGGCGAAAGATTCCCAATTTCTATTGTAAGTTGTAAAGTTCCTTTTACTCCACAAAATAGAATTAAAGAATATAATTCAGAAGTTGATGTAAGATTACACCCTTGTCAAAAACCAACAGACCTTTTGGAGTACCTTATAAAGACTTATACACTTGAAGGTGAAACTGTTTTGGACAATTGTATGGGAAGTGGAAGTACAGGAGTTGCTTGCGTGAATACGAATAGAAATTTCATAGGCATTGAAAAAGATAAAAAGTATTTTGAAATAGCAGAAGACAGAATAAACAAGGCTATCAAAGAGCGAAATAATCAACTTTTCTAATATTAAGATATGGAAATCAAAGAAAAATTAAACAAAGCAATTATTAAGAGACAGTCAAACATTGAACTGTTGGCTCAGCGTAAACAAAGACTTGAAGAAATTAAAACTGAAACTGAGGAAGTTCTTAAATCAATTTCAGTTTGCCAGAATGTAGCAACAGAAGTTCAAAAGCAACTCTCAGTAAAAATTGATACTATCGTAAACCTTGCACTTGCAACATGTTTTGGAGACGAGTATACGTTTAAACTCAATTATGTTCCTGCTCGTGGAAAGACTGAGGTTGAATTCTTACTTCTCCAGAACGGTAAGGAAATAGACCCTATGAATCAAAATGGTGGAGGGCTTATCGATATTCTTTGTTTTGCGTTAAGAGTCGCAGTATTTAATATTAGTCATACAGATGACGTTATGGTATTCGATGAGCCATTCCGATTTGTCAGCAAAGGTTTGAGAGAAAAGGTTGCAGAAGTTGTTCATACATTCTCTGAAAGATTGAATATACAGATTGTTGAAGTTACCCATGTGGAAGAACTTATGGATAACAGTGATAGACGATTTATTATTAAGAAAATAAATGGAGTAAGCAATGCAGAAAACTAAAGAGAAATGCTGTGCAGATTGTAAGCACTGTATCAGACATGATATTAGTGATTATGAATGTGGTAAAACAGGTAGAAGAAATAGGATAACAGGAAGATATGAATATAGAAAGTGTAATTATGTAATTGATAGTCCAGAGTGTGAGTTTGAAGATAATACAAAACAGAGAATTGCAATGTCGGTTATTCCTTTGATTGTGGCAATTGTTTTAGCTTTCTTTGTCGGTTGGACTATGTTGTAGGAGTATATATGAGAATTTATATTTACGAGTCAATTATTGCGATATTCAATATCTTGTGTGGTATTTATCAGCTCAGACTTAATCATAAGGTTGCTGGAATAATTAATCTTGTATTAGCCAGTATAATAATTGTACTTTGCATTATAATGGCTATTCAGGATATAAAGGCATATTTTTACAATAAAGAGATTAGAAAGAGATATGAGGGAGCAGAAAAATGACAGAACATGAAATTGTTGCTAAAGCTGAGAAACAGGTAAAAGAATGGATTGATTACGCAAAACAGGAATATGGTTGGGAAGATAAAGTATTTGAACTTTTCGAAGAACCAATGATAGAAGTTGCTACAGCAGTTGCCGTTCAAACCACAAAAGATTTACAAGAAGAAAACCGAAGTCTTTTAGAGAGTTGTGAAGGTGCAACAATGATGTATAAGGATTTGTGTAAGGCGAAAGAATTGATTAGTACTTTATTATTAATTGCGGATAATAAAGTAAGCGAACTGGAATTTCAATTGTGTGTTGCAGATGCAAAACAATTCTTAAAGGAGAATAAATAATGGAACTTTATAGTACATTAGATTTTCTAAAAGATTTATACAATCGTGTTCCAAATGAGCATAAACCCGAAATGTTAGAGATGTATAAACAGGCTATGAAAGATACTTTTAAGGATAATAAGGAGCAAAAAGAATGTTCCAAGAAGGAATGTATAACATCAGACTTGAATTGATAGACATAATGGACAGAATAGATGCAATTGCTAAAGATAAAACTATTACAGACCAGCAGAGAACAGATGCAATAGCAGCTCGTGATTTCATTTATGTTGGATATACAAGAGTTAAACAGTGCTTGGAGGATAAGAAATGAATAGAAAAGCCAAACGAAATAAGTTCAAGAAAGAAACCAACAAACTGAACATTAGGATTAATGAACTTAGATTTGAACGAGATAAATATATTGATTATTGGTGTACAGCTAATTGTGAAAATGCGAAACTATCTTTAGACTTGGATAAATCTGAAGAGGAAAAGAATAAATACAAGGATAAATATTATGAGCAGTTAAAGAAAGAATTTTTAGACGGAACAAAAGAATTACTTACCGTTTCAGTAAATGTTGAAAAGAATATCCTTCCTTATCCACAAAGTATAAATAAAGAGTATGTAGATAATGAACGTAGAAAATATCTTTGTAATCAAATTGCTCAGTATCTATATGATAATCAGCAGGCTTTCCAGATTGTAGAGCATAAAACTTACACAACATATAATCTTGTTCTTGTTCAAAATAATCCTGATAAAAGAGGTGTTACTGAAGAAGATTTTAATAATATGATTGAACGTTATGGTAATGAAGATTATATGGAATCACAGTTAAAAGCTAGTTCTAATATAAGATTACATTTTGGTGATGAAATTGATTCACCTTTCATGGGGTAAGATAAATGATACAGAGTATGAGTTATGATAAATTAAATCGAGAATATCACAGATTATTGAAATTAATTAAACGAGCTAGAAAAATTATCATGCTTAGTAATAAACAATGTATGTATAAAGATGAAAGTTTCCAAATTGAATATCGTAAGTTATGTAATGATTTTATAGGTGAAACAAAGGAGTTTGAGAATGAGTAAATTGTTAATAACGGCAGACTGGCATATAAGAAGCACTGTACCAAGTTGTATCGAGGCAACACCTGAAGAATGGATGGATTTTCAAAAGAAGTCTGTACATAGAGTTCTTGAGATTGCAAAAGAAAATAACGTTGATGAAATAGATGTTGGTGGAGATTTATATCATAGTGAAAGAACATCTACAAATGAATGTACATACATTCTTCAGAATGTCGCTCAAGAAGCTGATGAACAAGGAACTCCTATGTATATTTTTGCCGGCAACCACGACCTCATAAATCACAGCAGTTCTAATATTCCAAAGTCTGCAATTGGTGTACTTCTTAATTCAAAGTCTGTTCGTAATATGGCTAGAGATACAAGTTATATTAAAGCCTGTAATTTTGATGAAGATGATTATGGTAATGCTAAATTAATCTTTAAGCATGTTCTTACAATTCCAAGTAAAGATAAACCTGACTTTATTGAATGTGAAACACCTGAATCTTTACTTGAAAAATATAGTTCAAGTCAATGGATTTTTACCGGAGATTATCATAAGAACTTTCATTTTGAAAAAGACGGAAGACATGTTGTTAATTCCGGTTGTCTTATGCGACAGGCAGCTGATTTCGAAAATTACACACCGGGCGTATATGTTGTTGATACTGAAACTGAAGATGTAGACTTTGTTTCAATAGGACTTGAACAGAAGTTTAATCATAACGGATATGAAAAGAAAGCCTTAGACCAGACTATCGAGAATTTTGTTGAAGGAATTAAGGCTGAGGATGTTACATTGGATTATGTTTCTAGTCTTCGTAATGAGGCTAAGAATCATGATAAATCAATACAAAATAAGATAGACGGTTGGATTGAACAGTCGGGGAATTAGAAGATGATTGTAAATGATTTATTTGGGGTTTGGTTACATCATAATAACCCTTACGCCGAATTGAAAGTATGGGATAGAGGTGAGGGTGATTATATTTTTACAACTAATCCACCTTTACCAAATCAAAATGCCGAAGAGGTTGGTCAAATGGAAGTGAAATGTTTTTACAGTTATGACGAAGAGAATGGTAAGGCACCAATGTTAATAGTTAATGTGGGAGATTATGCAGAATGACAGAAAAGCAGCAGAAACTTGTGAACTGGATTCAGAGCAAAACAGGAGTAAGATATAATCCAAAAGATAATCTTTCCGATTACATCAATGAATGGAGACCAAAAGCAGAAGATATTACTGAGGAAGAAAGATTAATGAATTTACAATTAGAAATGGAGGGTGAAATATTAAATGGATAATACAAAACCACTAACAGTTGATAAATGCAAACATAGAAACGATTGTTATAGTTATAAGAGAGGCGATTGTCAGGGTTGTAATATCTGGAATTATCTTTATGATGAGAAAGCTATGATTGAATGGTGTAGAAAGCAGAATAAGGATGTTTCAATGTTTACACTTGAAATGCACAGAGAATTAGAAGGAGCAGAATGATGTTAATATTTCCACTGAAGAAAGAATGGTACGAGAAAATCAAGTCTGGTGAAAAGACTATTGAATATCGGGAAGTAAAAGATTATTGGACTAAAAGATTATCACCACTTTGGAATGACTACACAAATGACCATAATCTAGCTAAGACTTGGTTTGAGTTTACAGGTTTTGTTCAGCCTAAATGTAAACTTCGTTTAGGATATACAAACAAATATATGACAGCGACAATTATTGCTATTGAAATTACAAATGGATTGAACACAGACCTTGCAATTGATAAACCTGTATATGCTATACATCTTTCAGACGTAAGAGAGGAGTAAGAAATGTTAAATCTCGAAACACAGAAAAAGAATTTTGAAAAACATGTTGCTAAGTTCACAGATTTAGGAAATATTAAAATTTTGGATTTTGCAGAACCTAACACTTGTTGTTATTGTATAAGATTTCTTTTTGACGAAGATTTTTATTGCTTGCACATTACTGGTGATTTAGGTCAACTTACTGCAACTAATTACAACAATATGACTTATGAACGTTTTGGTGATTTTGTACATAACCCATCCTATTTCATGGGTAAAATTAATTGTCATAGTAGAGATTTATTTGAATATGACGAAGATTCTGCATATAAGGAAATTGAAGAACATATAAAAGAATATGAATTAAAATTGCCAGAAGATTATGAAAATACTCACGATTTTATATGTGATGTGTTAGAGGATTTTTCAGATAGAAGAGGGTTGTCTGAAAAAGGATATGATGTACTCAGTAAAATTGACCCAGACTGTTGGGAATATGCATCTGGTATTGGAAAAAGAAGTACAGGAATTGTTGAGTTATATTTACTTGCTTTTGAACTTGCTACAGAACAATTGAAGAATAAAGGAGCAGAATAAATGAATGCAAATTATGTTTGTATAAATGGCGGTAGATATGATGGCTATAACGAAGATGGTGAGAGATATTCACTTCCAATTAGCAACGGTGATAAGGTAAAAATTGATTTTGATTTGGCACCTTATAATCCTTATATTGGCGGTTCAACGATTTCTTTTCAGAGATTAGGTGATAATTATAATGGCGATAAGTATGCTCGTATCTGCACAGAACGTTCAACTATTTATATTGAACAGGGAAATATCTTGTATAGTTTTAGACCAATTGTGCACAAACATCTTGCCGCTAAACTTTGTGAGAACGTTGAAGAACTTAATAAATTCTTAAAAATTTTACCAATTGATTCTTTTAGAGATGTAAAAGATTGTAAAACAGCTTGGCTCGTAATCTATATTGATAATGGAGATGATTAGAAATTAGCAAGATTCTATAATTATAATATGGAGTAAAAAATGAATAAGAAAATCAAAATTGCGTTAGTATGCTTGTTTGCGGCTATGGCTATAACATCAATGTTGCTATGTTATTTATTGGGTAGAAATCGTGCAAAAAGAATTGCAGTAGATTTTTCACTTGAAGAAATAACTACTGACGAAACAGAACCGAGATACAAACATATTCCAAGACAGTACAGTGATTATATTTGCAGCTTATGTGATGAACTTGGAATTGATTCAGACTTGGCTGTTTCAATACTTATGGTTGAGAATCCTGAGTATAATCCAGAAGCAATTAGTAAACCAAATACTAATGGTACACTTGATTTAGGATTGTTCCAGCTTAATGATTATTATCTGTGGACAACATTTAAGACGAGATATTGGTTTGACAATATTGAACTGAATCCGTTTAATTACAAACATAATATCTATATCGCACTTCATCATTTGAAGTATTTACAGGATAAATTGAAAGTAGAAGATGACGTGATTATGGCATATAATGGTGGTGAAGGTAATGTAATGAATGGTACTGTAAAACCAGGAACCATGAATTATCTGGCAAAGGTAAAGAATAATTTGTATTTACTTAGAGGTGAGAAATGAAAAGATTTGAAATTCACTTATGTCAGGATAAAGGTTTTTATGATGTTTTTGCAAAAGAAAGACCTGATGAAGTTGTAGAATGTTGTTTTAATACAAATAAAGAAGCAATTTATTATACTATGGATAAATTATTAGAAGCACCTAAGAAATACGAATATGCTGTTTTATTTGATAATGAAGGTAAGTGTCTGATTTATATTAAGAGGTGAGAAATGGGAGCATTTCGTTATTATTTTGGATTCTTGTACATTGTATATCAACCAAAGAAAGGGTACTGGAATAATGATAAAAAGAAATATGTGAATAATCCAATGAAAGCAACTCTGTATAAGAATCGAAAATGTGCAAAGGATAAAGCTAAGAAACTTGGCAGAGCACATAAATATATGTGTTGTAGACTTGCAGAACCCGATTGGTGGTAAGGAGTTCTCAAATGATTGATGATAAATGCTGTATTTGTGGAAGACAGTTATTTGGTGAAAATGGTAAACGTCTTACAAACCTTTGTTATGAGTTTGGAATTGTAAGAAAAACTATTCGTAAAGATGGACAGTATTCTGACGGTTCTGAGTGTGCTGCTTATATCTGTAAGTCCTGTTTCTCAAGAGCTAACAATGAACAGATTATGCGGACACTTTGGAAAGGTCATGAATATGCAAAGAAAATTAGAAAACAGAGAGGTGAAGAATGAGTGTAATTAAAACTGAAAAATTATTCTGTGATGTTTGCAAGAAAGAAATAGCATCTTCATCAGGTAATCTACATTTCAGTTATAATATTAAAGATTATCTTGGAAATGATTGTGCGAGACGTGAAATTATCTTTAATGACATCTGTTATAACTGTTGTAAAAAGCTAGACGAAATTATTGTTGATACAGCTGCTAAAATAGAGGAGGAATAAATATGTCAATGATTAATCCTGGTACTTACGAATTTAATAGTCTCTATAATGTTATGGACTTTGTGAAACCTTTACTTATCGAAGGTTATCCAGTTGCAATTAATACAATTTATAAAGATGTTCCTTTTAGGATTGAAAGTTGCATTGATAAGTTTGAAGTTAATGTTGGGAAGAAAGGTTGTAAGATGGCAATTTATGACCCTGATGAAAAAGCATGTAATGAGGAATAATGTTTTAAGGATGTATATTGAATGAGTGAAGAGAATTTAGGTGATATACAGATGCGAACAATTAGCAATATGATAAATCAAGCAATCTCGAAAAATATAATCCATGCTATGATAAATAGAGAAGTTTCAAATAATGTAAAAGCTGAAACTTTTAATGGTCATGAGAATATAAAAGACCAAGATGTTTATAAAGTAAGATTTCATAGATATAGTCTTGAGGATTCTATGGAGACTTATTTTGAGCCAAAAGATTGGAATGACTTTATATCTCACTGTGTAGAAGAGGATGAGGATATTATTATAGGTTCCATTAAATGTAGATTATATGACGATG